ATGTGTGGCGAGAGCGTTCTTCGTAATTATGTCCCATCCCAAAGATATGGTGGTGAAACTGTCATATACATCGCCGTATTCTTCTTGCCGAGCCCCGTTGATCTTTCTCAATGCATCGTCTATTAAATCATCTCTATTCATATCTCGTACCTATACCTTTTTTCTGTATCCAATATGTGCAGTTCCTTCCGGGCTCTTGTAACGCCCACATAGAATGCACGGTGTTCATCATCTGGATATCTGCTTTCAAGACACGCTCTCGTCGTGCCTAAATAAACCACACAGTAATCGTCCTCCCCTCCCTTCATTGCGTGAAACGTAGATAGTTTAATCCGCGGTGGCTGGGTGATGTCCTCACCTCTTCGCTCTAGCGAACGGACGTATAGCTTCTGGTGATAACCAAACCGCACAATGTCCATCGCATCTGTGTCCAAAGGCGCAATCAAACCAAAGTCACGCACCAATGTATCGTAGTCCAACTGCAATTCCGGATCCGCATCTTCAAGTAATCTAGACGAGCCGCGCTTTACAACAGCCCCGTCCCCCTGCTTGGGTGCCAGAGCGTACATCGTCTTAACCCGCCCCAAGTACAAAGACCGGCCGGCTTGCAGATCGCGCCACGCCATGATCGCATCAGCGTCTTTCGGATTAATCGAGGGCCGACCCTTAACGCTGTACATAAATCCGTCTTCCCGCAGCTTATCTGCAAAATCACGAACGTACCCGTTGGTTCTAGCCATGATTGTCCACGAACCTTTGTAGTAAGGAATGGTGTCCCGACTCAGGTGAAAACAAACCGCGCCCTCCTCTGCTGTGGGCATGAACTTCTTCTCAACCCTATCGTCGATCCGCTTTACGATCTTCTGGGACAAGGCCCATACAGTGCGGGGCAACCGGTACGACTGGCTTAGAATGATCTTGTTTTCGGTTGCGTTAATAAACTCTGCAACCTCAACGCCCGTCCATCGGTGGATAGCTTGGTCATCGTCACCCGCATATACTACGTTCTCAGCATTGGACTTCATGTGATTAACCATCTTCCACTGCAATGGAGTAAGGTCTTGTGCCTCGTCCACAATCAGCAGCTTTAAGAACGGCGGTTCCACAAACAGGTACTGTTCAATAAGATCTACAAAGTCCAGTTTGGCAAAGGTGCTTTTATACTGTTGTGTTGTTTCTGATATTTGTTTCATCTTGGCAAAAGACAACGACCAATCCTCGGCCTCGTTAAACTCCTTATCTAAACCAATCAAACGGTAACGAGCCCGATCAATAAGTTGGATGTATTTACCCCCGTCACCTCCAATGGCAGGGATGATAATGCCATCGTCAGGAACCGCGCCCTCTGCATTTTCAAACACAACGCCCAGACCGCGGCCCATCTTCTGCCAATCCTCCTTGGAAAGCATGTCCCCAGACACAATGCCCAAGCCCCGAAAGGCAATGGAGTGTAGGGTGCGGAAGAAAGGCAGACGCTTTTCCTCAAACCCGAACTTGCTACACGCTCTCTCCACTGCTTCTTGAACGGCCTTCTTGGTAAAGGACATGAACCCAATCTGTTCGGGTTGGACTCCCTCATTCAATGCGTCCTCAACACGTTGAATGAGGTTGTATGTTTTACCACACCCTGGTGGTCCCAACAGCATGAGTTCAGACATTGGGTGTAACCTTGCTACGCGGACGGGTAGCTAGCCACTCAACGATCTCGGCTTCAATCCAACGGGTAGAACTGTTCTTGGCCCCCGTATCACCAAGCACTAGCGGCTTTGGAAAGCTGCCATCGTTTACCCACTTGTAAATGGTTGAATGGGAGATCCCCAACCACTCCGTTAACTCTGCAATTTTTAACAGCCTTTCTTCAGAAGGGGATGTCATCACTAAACTCCTTTGGTTCCAGTTCTATTTCTTCATCTTCAAATGCCGGCACATGCCAGACACGCAACCTTTTAGACTTTCCGTTATCTCTTTTAATATACTTTTGCTGGTGGCAATCTCCTCCATCGTTCAAAGCTTTCAACTGTTCCTGTATGTGAACCGCTTTGTAATGTGTGAACTGCCTGTTCTTTAGAAACAGTTCCAAACCAACCATAGTGAAGTACGTCATACCATCCTCAGTCCAGGGCTTGCCTAACTCCATCTCCTCGGGAGACAGCGCCCGTATCCGACTTGTGCAAAACGTCTTCAGCAACTCTTGGAACTGGCCCCTGATCGTAAGCTCCGGAGGAACATCAATGGTGACAGAACTCTTCATCAGCGTGTTGATTGCAACCTGCCAATCTTGTGGCTTAACTTGAGGCGGCATGAAATTAAGTTGCTCCATACACGCCCGTTGCCAAAGACCTTGGTTCTGTAATTGCTCCACCGTTAGCTGCAACCGGTTACCATCCACATCCATGAAGTAATGACGCGGCTCTGATAGCATGACAGTCAAGCCGCCAATGTTAGCCTTGTCTGGAGCCGAGTTACCCACACCAAACTGCCTTGTCTTGCAGATCTGCACATCACAGTAATCCTTTAACGGGCAGGAACTACATTGCAGGAAGTAGTCCTTCTTCATGAGCGACTTCTGCAACGCAACGATCTCAGTTGCCTCAAGGGCAGGGCTGCATAAAGTCCTGTTGTATTCTTCGTGATGCTTCTTCCAATCGTCGGGCCACTTCAGCCGGCAGTACACACCCACATTAAACATGAACGTGTTCCGGTGTTCTGTAACCGCGCCCTGCCCAGTAATAACCTCCAAGCAATACGGTCCATCGGTAAAGTGCTTTCTATCTCCCCCGAACTTCAGTTCATTCAGTTCCGAAATAGATATCCGGACAGCGTCAACCGCAGCGAAGAAGTCCTGCATCTCCATGGACTCGCCCTTTTTATCCAAGGCATAGCGGGTGGTGATGTCACCGCCAAAGTACGGCATGTTAATGAAGTTACCAACATCTCCGCGCTCCGCCAGGATAGTGTCCTGCTTGGGGAATATCTCACACCCAGAGAACCCCAGTGCTACAGACATCTCGGTCAGGTATTCACGAACCAGTGCCGCCGGCTCCCATTCTTGCAGAAACAAATAGAGGTGGGCGCCGCCCGACTTGGAACGGCACAAGATCAAAGGCATGTTCATCTGGTGGATCTTTGTATTCAACTCCACCAAGTTAAGATCATAGGTATCAATATCCAGAGCCCCGAATCGGCACAGGTTTTCCTGAGTGATTGGTATTGATCCAACCCCCTGCTTACCCTCGATGTGAAACTGTACAAGTTCCTCGGTCAGTGGGCCGCGCACGATCTTACTGGTTGCTTCAGCCTTGCCGTTCCGACCAACACGCCCAACAGACGTTGTACCATGGGCAGCGATTGAACCATCAAACGCTCCCATTAACATTTTAGCTTGGGACATAATCCGCTCCTAAAAAACATTCACGCTAACGCCGTTAGCGTGAATCTTTGTTTATGTTTTTAGAACGGAATTTCGTCATCTCTCATTGGGGCTGCTGTGGAATCTCCAGAACCACCGCTAACTACGGTAGGTTCCGCCGCAGCTTTGGCTTCACCCGCAAGAATTGAATCGCGGAATGATTTAGCTGCCAGCATTAAAGGACGATCTTCAGGCGTGACTAACCGAACATGTTCAACAGCCCAGTTATTCCAAGTGCCTTGGTCATTGCTTTCCTCAACCGAATACATACGCCAGATCGTTGCAAACAAAGCCGGCTGAACTAACTCACCTGACTTTGGGTTCTTAACTCTAAGCATAGAGATGTTGGTCTTCCAACGGCGGCTAACCTTCAACCCAGAAGACTTCATGTCAATGACAGCCGGTTGGTATGATCCCTCATCATCCAAGATCAGGCAGAAGTGCTGGTCAGACTTAACCAGTTCGTTGCCGTTGGGTAGAATTTCTTTGCCACCCTCTCGTCTTGTTTTATTGATCAACGGATCACTCGCTGGGATCTTGCCTTTGAACCCACCACCCAAGTCGCGAGGTACAAACTCCAAGTATTCTGTACACTGGAAGCAAGGGATAATATTTATTCCCTTTTCGCCAGACCAGTACTGGTTAGTCACGTTGTTATACGCATCTCCTTGCTCGGCGCCGGCAATGAACTCGGCATTGCGCTTGTTAATCTGAGGGCTCATGGCCTGTAACAGACGGACAAACGGGATCTGCATCTCGTCACTACTAAATGACGCGCCTTCACCAGCGGTTTCAAAGATATCGTCGAGAATATCTGTGCTTAACTCTGCACTTTTTTTATTAGCTACTGCGTTACCCATTATGCTTTCCTCTTTACTTCTGCTGCTGTTGATACAAACGCCCCGAACATATCAAGGTCGATGGGCCTACCGTTAGCTACCCGCTCTTTAACAAATGCCTTAAGAGTGGACGCATGAATGTGAGTCTTGGTCTTTGGATCAAAGCCCTTCTCCTGTAGCAAACCTACAAGATTACCCGCAACGTTGTCCTCGCCCTTGCCGAACGTAATAACAACATCGTTCTTTATAATGTCATCAAGTCCGTTCTGACGAAGCCAGTTATACGCCTCATCTCTTCGCGCTACAGGAATAGATGCGTGTACCAGAGGTTTACAAGCGACCGATGCGCCCTCAACTTCCAACTTCTCCACACCCATTTCATCCATAAGGCTTGGGATACGGTCGTGCGTGATGGTTCTCCGCGCTTCCTTCAAGATCTTGAGGTGGACCTCCGCGGCCTCAATGTCTTTGTCGAGAGCCGTGACCTGCCTTACCATACCGGATAAAGTTATCCCGGTTTCTGTGTCCACACCGGCCAACGCTTGGCTTGTGTCGAACATGTCATCGAATATGTCTTCCATAAAAGTACATCCTCTTCAGGGTTAATGTTGACACAATGTGTATTGTGCCGTATTTGAGAGTATATGGGAGAAAACACATGACAGTCAACTATAAATTTAAAACTAAACCATTTGATCATCAACGGACAGCACTGGACGCTGCTGGATCTCGCGGATCCTTTGGTTTCTTTATGGAAATGGGGACCGGCAAGTCGAAAGTCCTCATAGATAACATGGGCCAGCTATTCTTGGAAGGTAAGATTAACTTCGCGTTAATCATCGCACCGAAAGGCGTGTATCGAAACTGGGTAGCCAAGGAAATACCGCAGCATATGTCAGATGATGTGCCGATTCGGATCATACGGTGGGTGGCAAACCCAAACAAGAAACAAACAGAAGAATTGAAATCAATCACTAAAGGATTCGCCGGCCTCACAATATTCGTTATGAATGTTGAAGCATTCTCCACGGCCAAAGGACAAAACGCCGGCAAGTGGATGGCTAAACACCTTGGTCAGTATGGCATGATTGCCATCGATGAAAGCACCACCATCAAAAACCCCAAGGCAAAGAGAACAAAGTCCTTGATGGAGATAGCAGATGGGTTCTCATACAAGAGACTACTAACCGGATCACCAATCACCAAGTCCCCCCTGGATATCTATGCTCAAGCAGAGTTCCTCCGTCGAGGGATGCTAGGCGAATCATACTGGGCGTTCCAAGGCCGGTATGCCATCACCAAACAACAGAAGATGGGCGCCAGGTCGTTCACACAAGTGGTTGGATACCGATACCTCGATGAGTTGACCGAAAGAATTGCAACCTTCAGCTATCGCGTACTGAAAAAAGAATGCTTGGATCTGCCAGAAAAAACATACACCGTTAGATATGTGAACCTGACCCCCGAACAAAGAAAAATGTACAACGACATATCACGACAAGCAATGCTCTTACTGGACAACGGTGAACTGGTCAGCGCACCCGCAGTAATTACACAGCTTTTGCGCCTACAACAAATCCTGTCCGGTCATATCAAGACCGACGAGGGTGATGTGCAATACTTTCCAACCAAAAGAACAGACGCACTTAAAGAAATCATGGACGAACATGATGGCAAGGCAATCATCTGGTCGCGGTTCCGTCATGATATTAAATCAATCACCTCGATGCTGAACAAAGAGTTCGGAGCCGGTTCCGCTGCGGCGTACTTTGGAGATACCAAAGATGACGAACGTCTGGCTATCGTTCAGAACTTCCAGAACCCCAACCACCCACTGAAATACTTTGTGGGTAACCCAGCTACCGCAGGATATGGCTTAACTTTGACCGAGGCCAACCTTGTGGTATACTATGCCAATGACTTCAACTTGGAGACTAGAATCCAAAGCGAGGACAGGGCGCACCGCATCGGTCAAAAAAACCCAGTGACCTATATTGATTTGATATCTGATGGCACAATCGATGAGCGTATCGTGGAATCACTTCGCAATAAAATTAACATAGGCGCATTAGTATTAGGAGAGAAAGCAAGAGAATGGCTAAAACTTACCTAGAAGAAATACAACACCGCCAAGCAATCGAAGACATGGTGGATTATAAACGAGGTTTGCGGAGTCTTAAAACAGGGACGAAAGCATTGTCGGAAAGCACCGGGCTAAGTCCAGACATCGCTGAAGCATTGCTTAAATCTATGAACAAAGACAACGTCACCCAGATCAGAGGCTACTCAAAAGAACCGGAGCATCTGAGACAGTCTAAGATTGGCAAGTCCAATGAACCCAAAAGATAACGTCATCCAAGGTCCATGGCCCCAGTGGGGGGTCGTCAACTTTGATGATCTAAATGATATAACGCAATTGGACTTAGACTATTGGAAATGGGAAGAGCTTTTGCAGGATCAAGAGCGAGATGCTTGGAATCAGTTTTATGAACTTGAACGGCAAAAAAAATTGATCGAAGAACAAACAAAACAAATAAAAAGGGGGACTAAAAATCCCCCTCACTCATAAACGCTAGCAGCCATGCCCACTTTTAGTATATCGATCATATCATCTTGCCTAACTTCATTTTCCTTAGCCAAAACCAAAAGCGCCTTCAATGTTTTGTTCTCTTCCTCCAATCGTTTGACCTCAGCCAGCACACGGTTGTATTCTTCCCTGTTAATCATCTTTTCAAAGTCCCATTTAGCCATCTACAAAAACTTTTTGATGCTCCCTGCGGATCAATACAGATAGCTGCCGTGCCATGGTACGGTCATCAGCGTCCGCCAATTCCTTTAGCAGTTTGTGAACGTCCGTAAACACCGCAACATTCTTAAAAGGTTGGCCGGTGGATTCCTGTCGTTGCTTGCCGCGCCCTGGAGTTGTGGCTGGCTTGCGAGTAACTTGTTTGTTCTTCATGGTGTTATCCTCTTGTTGTGGGCCACATATACTATGCTTATGTGCAGCCCACAAGTAGTCAGTCGGCTAGCCGGTAAACCTCGACCTTGCGAACCAATTCTTTCTGACGTTGCAGCGAAGATCTGATCTGAGGCAGAGACCAATCCAAGGAATCATAAATATCCTTGATCGTTTGCGGCTTCTGGCCCAGCAAATCCAAGACCAACGCATCAATCTCCTCCTCCTCCTCAATACGAGCATCGATCTCCATGTCCTCAATCTGAGCATCCGTTGGACCGTTCTCTTCAGTGGGATTGGGGTCGGTCGCAACAACATTGACCACACGCCAAGGAATAGTAGATCGCTTGTCAGAATAATTAGGAAGTACCGAGGCATAAACCTCAGTGTCAGGCTCCAGATTCATCTTCTCAACAATGCGCTGATTAATAAACACACCCTCACCATTTTCGGGCAATACCCCAAAGGCACTCCCCGAATAAGTTAGTTCCTCAATCAATACAATCTTGGTTTCGATAGTCATATTAGATATCCTTCTCGTCTTAATTTACTTACAAAGTCTTTTAATTCTCGTCTCGCCTGGTGCAAATTGTTCCGCGCATCAGGTGCTGCATCTACTCTATTGCCTGCCTGTTCGTTGTTATCAACCATGCGTTTCAGATGTTTTAATTCTGCCTCTTGCGCTGGTGTTATCTGCTTCATCCTATCCTCCTGTACACTCTCCGTCATCCGCTTGGCAAAGGAATGATTCATCGTCAAAGATCCAATCCCCCTGCTTCTTTACAAAATTACCTATGTCATCATAACTCCTGCGCTTGTGAAATGTGGCGCCTACCTTCTTCTCCATGTCAGACCACCACTGCATTCGATCTGGATGATCCCGCCACATGGCAGCAAGCATAGCCTCACTCTTTAAAAAACAACCATCGCAATTACCCTTGGGGGTGACACCGTTCCTGCCAAACAAACGGAGGTCAAACGGCTGTTGCTTCCAGAAGGCCACGATGTGTTCCTTCTTGGCCCCCGCATCGTTCAATGGATACCAGTTTGACCACCGCTTATCCTTGCTGTCCTTAACTCTGCGCTTCTCGTCAGCCCGAATGCCAATCGTGTTAGTCCACGACTTCCACTTCTGACTCACCAAATACCGCTTGATCGTCCGCACCTTTAATTCCTCAGTGCAAAAACGAGCCACCGCGTTCGGTAGATAAGGCTTGTACAACAACGTCTCGAACGGCTCACCATTCCGCGCAGCGGAGTTGTGGCTGACCTCTTTAAACGTGACCTTGTTATCTATCCGGTCATACTCCAACCAAGTTATCGGAACGTTCCACCGATCTCCACACTCCTGAACAAAGTCCAAAGTCTCAGGCATCTCGCGCCCCGTATTGGCAAACAATACCTTGCACCTGTCTGGCAACGGCCCGTTCTCATCCAAAATCCTTCGTAACATGTACGAACTGGTGCGACCGCCAGAAAAACTAACTAAAACGTTGCCGTCCGGTAACTTATATTCTGGCATTCTGTATCATCCTTGGTATATTATAAATGAGGGCTACTGGATCTCTTTCATTTTCACACAAGAGCCTCAACGTCTTGCGTTCCAGTAGCCCTCACCATTATTTAAAAACAATCCCATGCCTACGCGCCGTGCGAGATACGTTCTTCACCGTCATGTCCAGCTTGAATGCAATCTCGGTTTTACTGGCGCCCAACTCTGCGAGTGCGCGTAGCTGAATAGACTTCTCATGCTTGGGCCTGCCCCGATTGCCGTTGTGCCAGCCGTTGTCAGGCTTAAATCCATAGTTGGAACTGCGACCGCCAAGACTCTTCTTAAACAACTTGTTCTCAGCCGCAGCCATAGCAATGTACTCTTCAGATAAACTCATGACTCTCCCTTGTCCTCGTCCCATGGCTCGTCAGCTAAACTCACCTTTACATCTTGGCGGTAGCGCATCGAACAAGACTGCTTGTTTCTCATATTCTCTTTGCGCTGCTGATCGTCCGACTTCTTTCCCACTGGCTTATTCTTGTTAACCGCCACCATATTCTAGTAATCCCCCTGATAATAAACATTCCTGTCCCATGGATCGAACAAAATCCAATCCGCAGCTAACTCAAACTTCTTAGCGTACTCCTCCCTCTCTGTGTGGTGACGGTAGCGGAGGTCAGGATCTTCAATCAAATCCCCGCGAATTTTGGCCGCAATATCCCGCAACATCTCGGGGGATAAATCAACCCTCATAGGGTTGTTGTTGTACTCGTCAGGCGATGCGTGTGTACTGTTGATGTAGTCATGCAAATCCCAGTGCTTGCGCCAGTACTGGATCTCCAACACAACAGTCTTGATAGGCCAGCATACCTCTGCGCGTGACACCCCCCCGTGTTCATTCCGAACATAAACGGCCTCCGTTGGCCGCTCCATCGGGATGAAATTGTCCTTACCATTACTCAGCGTAGTGTTGTTACGCTCCGCAATTAAATATGCATCTAGTCCCATGTTTATCCCCAATCTTTCTGGACGCCGTAATCTTCAGCCTCAAGATAGCCCTCGTTGTATGCCGCAATCTCAGACGCATTCATCTGAGCCGCAACGGTCTTAAGACCGTGACCCGTACCCTGCGCCCAGTAATGCGGCACCGGTGGACGGTGATAATAATAATCCGCGCCACCTCTATCCCTAGGACCGCCATGGCCCGTCATTACTTCATCCATTACTTATCTCCTTCTTTCTTTCGTTGAAATAAATTGGTGTCTTTGTGTCTTTGTGAACCCCCTCCTCTATCCATTCCGTGTTTACGAGGAGTTATTTTAAAAGTCGGTTTGGGTGTTTTATTCCCCTTCGCCGCCGCTCTTCTGTGATTACGATTGAGCTTGATCATGCTCTCTCTCCCCCCATGTTTCGTTGTCAAACAGATCGTCAGAACTGCGTGCAATGCGAACCAAAGCAGCCTTGGTAGGATGCGAATAATCATAAGGACAATCCCGAACCGCCAGCCATGCCGCGTTATTCAGTGTCTTCATTTGATCTTTGTATTTGTTCATGCTCTCTCTACTTCTATAAAACTACTGATTAATCCTTGCGCGACTTCCGAGACAATCGCGTTCCCGTAGGCGCGGCATCGTCCCACGCGGCCGGCAATCCCATTAGCCAGCGGGAAAGTGCTGGGTTCAACTGGCCTCCACTTGGCATCTTTGCAGAAGAGCCAATCAACATCTCGCCAGACGCCGTCAGTCTTTGAGCCTGAACCATCTTCGCCAGTTGCGTCAAACTCGATCCCGACATCCCCGCCGTGATCCCCGTGCCGCCCCGCGTCCCGTCCGATGCCGATGGTGTTGTCCATCCCGCTAACTGAGCCGTCACATCCAATGTGTCCGTGCTGATTTTGCCGTTCCGAATGCGGCCACCCTGATATCCGCCCTTGTGATCCCGCGTGGTCGGAGTGGGCCACGAACCATAAACGTTGCCTGATGTGCGGCGCACCGAACCCCGCAGCACAGAGATCGAACGGTGCAAAGGCGTAGTCCTCTCCTTCCATGTCAGCTTGTACAAGGTCGAGCCAACCAAGGCCGTCTTTACTCGCAACCTGTTCTCCAAAGATCGTTGCAGGGCGGCACTCGCGGATGAGGTGGAACCAGTCTGGGAATAAGTGCCGCTTGTCAGCAATCCCAGATCTCTTGCCTGCCCCGCTGAAAGGCTGGCACGGGCAGGATCCCGTCCAGACCGGTCGGTCATCGTCCCATCCCGCGCCCCTGAGTGCGTGGCTCCAGACCCCGACACCCGCGAAGAAGTGGCACTGAGTAAATTCAAAAAGTTCCTCTGGTCTGACATCGCTTATGCTCCTCTCGTCAACCACACCGTCCGCGATGTGTCCCGCCTTAATTAAATTACGCAACCAATCAGCCGCAAAGGGATCAATCTCGTTGTAATACGCACTCATGTCGAGCCCTTGATAATATTGTTGTGCGCCAAAACAGCCTCAACATCCGAAACGCAGTCTTCAAACTGTTGCTGACC